CAGACTGGAGTGGTTGTAGCCCTTGCAGGCTTCCAGCCCCTAGAAACGCGATTCCAGCCCCTGTGGCAAAAGCGAGAACTCTGAGGATTCTTTTGACTGGTTTACTTTTTAGCAGGCTTTTTAGCAGCTGGCTTTTTGACAACTGGCTTCTCCTCGTCTTCGACGGTTACGGTCTGTGCGACTAAGGTTGCTTCGATTAAAGCTAGTGGGTCTTCAACTGGTTTGATTGCCAGGTTGATTGTTTCGCCAGCCATTAGATGAAGATGTGGCCCACTTGAGGCGGAGCCGCTGTTTCCTGATTTGCAGAGAACTTCGCCGCCCTTTACAGCGTCGCCAACTTTCCAATGCGCTGACTGGTCTTCTGCTAGGTGGTAGTAGCCGAAGATTTTGACCTCAAGTTTGCCCTTGACGATTACCGGTGCGCTGATCTCAATGAAGTAGCCGAGCACGCTGGTTTCGCCGATGTTCTTCACGCGACCGTTGCCGATAGCCAGGAGTGGTGTGCCAGCCTGAACCGAGTAGTCCAAGCCGCGGTGTGGGCCAAGGCCAAGTTTCTTGCGTGTCTCACCGTGAGTGCCGAACTTGTCGCTAATGCGTGACGGCTTGGCTGGGTGGAATGTTTGAACTGTGACTTGCTTACTCAATTTATGCTCCCATTGCTTGATTTGCGACTGCGACGATTGAACCACCGATAGCACCAGCGAAACCCATGAACAAGTAGATCTTCTTTTGTAGTTCACGAACGTCGCGCTCGAGCTGCTTGTAGCCGTTCATCTCTGCCTTGAGTGTTGCCAGGTCTTTGATGATTGTGATTAGCAGTTCGCGGTCGGTGGTCTCAGGCATTTTAGACGGCTACCCATTCTGCAAGTTCTTCGTTCCACATGTGAGCGTTGCCGTCGTTCGGGTGAGCCTTTGGTGCGACCCATGCCCACTCGGCTGCGCTCCACTTCCATGAAGCGAATGGTTTTGCTGGTTTGAATTCGCCGGTCTTAGCGTTGTATGTGTCGCCAATTCCTGCGAATCTGCCACCAAAGTTTGCGTTGTATGAGGTTTGAACCCATGTGCCCTCGAGGCCAATACTGTTCAAGTATTCGTTGCCATTGGCTTCGTGAGCGTTGTCAACTACGACAACGTTGGTGACGATACCGTCTTCAATTTTTGCGAAGTGCGCCATGATCTATTCCTTATGCCCAATACTTAATGATTACTCGACCTGAGCCACCAGCTGCGCCGTTAGGTGATGATACGTTTCCTGCGCCACCACCACCGCCCTGGTTTGCCGTTCCTGCAGTCGCTGCAGTTCCGCTTGCTGAACCGTTTCCTGCACCGGCACCGCCAAGGTTGATTGGGAATGACGAGCTCTGTGAGCCACCACCGCCACCACCGCCATACATACCAAGGTAGGCTCCGCCGCCTTTACTGACCTGAATAGGGTTGTTGTTTGCCGAGAATCCGCCGTTGCCCTGCATTCCTGCGCTTGCAACATAAGCCGACCAACCCGACGGTGGATAAACAATGTGTGGCAACTGACCACCACCGCCACCGCCAGCCCAACCTGAACCAGTGTTAGCACCGCCACCGCCACTGCCACCGTTTGACGGTGGTGCAGGAGTAGAAGTTCCTGTGCCATAACCTCCGCCATAAGCAGTGATTGTTGTTAGGCCTGTGCCCGAGACTATGGTGTTTGCGCCTTGTCCACCAGCTGCAGTTCCAGTTCCGGCAGTTCCGCCAGCACCAACAGTAATGTTTAGGGTTACGCCTGCAGTGCAAGCAGCCATGGTATGAGCAACACCGCCACCACCGCCCCCCCCCCCGCCGCCCTGAGAAACGTTGGCTGCGCCACCACCGCCACCACCACCGACGGCTAGCACTTCAATTGTGGTAACTCCTGCAGGCACAGTCCAAGTGGTTGTGCTGTTGAAGATTACTGTGTTTTCAACTTTGCCTGCGGCTGACGGTGCAGGGAATACGTTTACTGACATTAGATGATCTCGCTTCCGAAGAGCTGGAACGTCAAGTCGGCACCGTTAGTCGAACGAACCGAAACAACATCCGTCTCAGCCAAAGTCAAGCCAAGAGTAAAAGCGTTGACCGAATTAGCGGCAATAGTCACATCATGCATAAGAGCGTTAGTGTGCGCAGTCGAAGCACCACCAACCTGAACCCATACTCGAGCAACACCAGCAGTGCCAGTCACGTTAGTAATGGTCAAGGTCGAGACAACAGCCTGGCTAAGCACCGGCACGGTGTAAAGCGTGGTCACAGTCGTAGCTGCAGGATGTGACTGTCCGAGAATCTTGTAAGAAGTTGCCATGGTTTTATGCTCCGATTAGTAGAAGTGGGCTGAGAGGGTCAGGAATAACAGGTGTAGGTGCTACCGAAACCCATGACGTGCCGTTGAACATCTCAAGGGTCTGGGTTGAGAGCAAGTAAGAGATCATGCCCTCGGTGGTTATGCCGTAAAGCGCAGTGGTTCGAGCCGTGTCGTCAGCGAACACCATGACGCTTTGGTTCATCAGGTAATCTTGAACGCGCGACGCAGGGAGCGTCTGACCGTTTACGAAGTCATACCAGCCGTTAGCCATTTAGAACTCTTTCCATGTCTCTAGGGTAGTGAACCAATTGTTTACGTCAATGCTATGACGCACCGATACAACCGTGTAATTGGTGTCTATGTTGATGTCATCAGTTTGATAAACCACGCCGACATAATCGCCAGGCATGAACTCGGCTGCAGCAGTTAGATCGCGGTTACGGTCAATTGCCGGTGTGACAACCTGCTGAACTCGAGTGACTGGCTTAGGCGCGAAGACAGCGTTAGCCCATGCGTCAGCGTCAACCGTGGTCGCCAAGTCAACGGTGAAGTCCTCCGAGCGTTGCCCGAACAGGTCAATCGAATCCTGGTCAATGTAAAGCTCGCTGAACTTAGGGTTCCCTAGGTATTCGTTCTTCTGGTTGACCAGCACAGTGTTATAAATGTCTTCTGAGTGGGTCACGGTGTCGAGGTCAGCCATGCAAAGGTGGTTCTCGTCGCCGTGGTTGTTGCCCACGGTGTAGATAGGCACTCCACTGGTTGCTCGAGGCCTGTAGATCAGGTAGCCGGTGTCTGGGTCAATGTGGATAAAGCCAAGGCCAGTTGTTAGGCAGTCAGCCGCGACCGCGCCAAAGGTTGTGTTCAGCGCAGGTGTGCCGCTCATGTTCCATTCAGGGTTCACGCTGAAACTGTCGAAAGGAATAACAAAACCTGTAGCTGCAACTTCGTCAATAGCCAACTGAATCGCCGCGCTTGGAACCAAGGCAGTTGTCGGTTCGTAATCGAAGCGTCGGTTGACAAGCAAAGCCCAAAGGTCTGTGGCGTCAATGGTTATCTGGTTTGGCTGGTCGGGAGCATAGGTCACGTCTATGTTGTCAACGGTTCCATACCAGAGAATGCGATCGTAAGCGTCTCGAGTTAGGCGCACTCTCACAGGCGTTCCTGGGCGAATGTAGGAATAAGTGTTTGGGTCGAAGTCCCATGACTGCAATTGGATGTTGGCTTTGCCGGCGTCTGCTTGGTAGTAAACGTTCGACGCAATTGAGCCACCGATAGAGGTTTGAACGCGGTTCACTTCGCAGGCAAGGTCTTGCCAGGCAAGCGTGCCAGAACTGTCGTCGCCCAAAACATCAGGGCCACCGAGCAAACTAATGCCAAGCACGAAGACGTTGCTCACGCCTTGAGGCAGATACATCTCGACCTTTAGGTCGGTAGCAATGTCGAAGTCAGTTAGGACTGCCATTACTGGCTCCTAGGCATAGTAATCATGCCGGTGTAGCCATTCTTCTGTGCACGGTTCACCAGGTTAGTGATTTCCTGTGCAGTCATCTTAGGTGTGTAAACGTTCACGTTGACCGGTGCTTTAGCAGTCGGTGCGGCTGGGTTGCCATACTTGTCAAGCTGCGGAATTAGTGGGTCTTTTTTCTTGATGATTGCAGTGGCTTCTTTGTTGACGTCAGGCGCGTTTACAGCCGTCATGTAAGCGGCGACACCAGCAACAGCACCAAGCGCAATGATGTATGGGTTGCGGTAGGCAGAAGCGTTGAATAGTTCCTGAGCGGCCTTAGCAGCTGAAATGGCAGTCGTGACTACACCGATTGCCTTAGCCGTTCCAAGAAACATGCCAGCAGTCGTAGCCAAAGGCAAAAGCCAGTTCTTGTTTTCCACAGCCCACTTAGCCGTCTTAGTCAATTCGGTAAGAATGTTTGAAGCCGCGTCAGCAACTTCTTGCAAAGTCTCTTGCCCTTTAGGAGTAGCCATCCACGCCGCGAAGTCGTCAAGCACCGGTAGCAGAGCTGTGCCAAGTTTTTCCTGGATCTCGCCAAAAATGACTTTCATGTTCTGGTAAGGGTCTTGCTTTGCAGCTGCAGAAGCCGCTCCGTCAAAAGCCTTAGCCATGTCGTCAATAGGGTTCTTGCTGTCCTTAAGACTAGGGATAAGTTTCGCCAAGGCTGCGTCATTACCTGCAAGTGACTTAGCCATAGCCTGAGCCACAATGTCTAGGTCTTTACCTGTGCCTGCAGATACGTCTAATGCAATAGCGAGCAAGTCCTGAGACTTAGTGACATCCTTGGTCGCCAAGAATAGTTTTTGGTAGGCAGGTCGCAACTTATCGTCGGCAACGCCAGCCTGAATAGACAATTTGCTGATTGACTTTTCTGCAGCTGTGACCTGATCGTCGGTTGCGCCTGCAGTGTTCTGCATAGCCAAAGCCAACAGTTCCATGCTCTTGCGGTCTTCAATAGCGGCAACAGTTGCGTCTTGCAGTTCGCTGGCAAGCACGCGGAATGAAAGCCCAATGCCGATAGTGGCAAAAGCACGGTTCATTGACTTGCTGATTGACGACGCTTTTTTATTCAGGCCATTGAGAGAGCCCTGTGCGCCTTGAGTGGCTGAAGTGAGTTTCTTGAACTCGCCGAGAATCTCGACATTGAGCACCAAACTCATCCGGCATTCCTCTCATTCACAGCGTCAATAAACGCTCGGTATTCTGCGAGAGTAAGTGAACGATAGTCGCTTGGTGATAGTCCTGTGGCTACACAGAACTCTGCCAGGCGTTTAGCAGATTCGCTTACGCTTGCTCTTTTGGGTCGGCTAGATACTCCGATACCCAGTTAGTTGCCTGGTTGAAAGTCATCTTGCCGACTTCTTCAATTTTGGCATTCTTGTCAGTGCGCTGTTGCAATAGCCACACCAAGAATTTGAGTGCGCGACCAGGGAACTCGCCTTTACCGAATAGTGCGTTTACCGACGATCCAGTTAGTTTCTCGAGCTGCTCGATTTCATCCATGGTTAGAACATCGAGGATGGTGCGTTCTGTGTTACTCATCTGTGCCTTTCGTGCTGTTGGTTTGTATAAGTCTATCCAACGAGCGGTAATAGTTTTGGTAAACCTCGTCGCGCGTAATGCCAAGAGCCTTGACAAAGAACGGCTGAGGTTTGATGTTGCGCTTGAACCATCCCCAGTGAATCGGGTTAGCGTAAGGCACCTTGCCGTTGTTACCAGCAGACACAGTGACTTTGCTTAGAGCCCTCGAGGCTCGGATAGTGTTTCGCAAACGGCCTGTCCTCACTGGCACAAGGTTTCGGGCTTCGCGAGCCACAATCTCACCGGCTTCATTACCAGCAGTCTTGATTTCTGCTGGATCTACACCGATAGCCTGGAGGGCTTTGATTGAGCTGCGAAGACCCTTGACCTTGATACCCGAGGTGTCGGACATTCGACTAAGCGGTTACTTTTTCTACGCCGTAGAAGAGACCAGTCAACGGAGCGTTGCCGGTATTCTTGACCTTTAGAGTTACCGAGAACTGTGAGACCTCGTTTGAAGTCAAGTTCAATGGTGGCAACTGGTCGAAGACAACGGTTCCCTCGTAGTGAGGCTGGTCAGTGCTAGCAGTCGCGTTGCCGTTAGGAGCAATGAGGAAAGTAGCGGTTGAGCCAAAGTTCGACCAGAGAATCTGGTAGAGCGAGTCGCTGTCGCCTGAAGTGATTCCGTCGAGCTGAAGAGACCACTCGCCACCAACGCGAACCTCGCAGAAAGTCTGAACGTCACCAGGTGCGTCACCTAGCTCGAGGACTACTGCGTTAGCGTCACAAGCGTAGTCAGTGCCTGCAATCTTGAACAGAATGTTTTGCGCCTTGATGCGCGTTGATGCAGCCATTCCTGGTGCCTTTCTAAATTGTTATCTGCACATCTGTTTGCACAGATACTGCAAGATACTCGGTGTTATTGGTTTGGAGGTTGAACGGTTGCCCTGCGCTGATCATGCGA